GAATACACCCAGATTCCCCCCATTATCCTCCAACCGCAACCCCTCCGCGTCGCGCGCCTCCAACCGTTCCGCGGCAATCGCCCTATCCTCGCCAATGTCCCAGTCGCTTGTCAGCGCGGTCAATGCGGCGGTGAGGCTCGGCGTGGCGTCGTTGTAGGTGAGGTCAATGCCGTTGCCATCCACCAGGATCGCGCCAATTGCGTCCTGGGCGCGCTCGTCGGTGAAATAGAGCGCGGCCCCCTCCGCCACATCGTCGGTGTCCAGCACGACCGCGCCCGTCTGCCCGTTGACCGACTCAACCGCCACATTGACGTTGACCAGCTTGCCCGCGCCCGCGTCCCACACGAACAGTTGCCCGTCGCTCAAGCCGGTGGGCAGCACGTCGCTCAGGGTCAGAAACGCGTGCGGATGGTTGGGCACGCCATAACCGCTATCCGGCAAATTAGCGAGCGCGGCCTCGTCGCGGTTGTCGCGCCCCTTGATGACATAGGTGTTGCCCTCCAAGACCAGCCGCACGGGGAAGAAGGCGGCGCGGGGCACGTTCGCTTCGTTGCGCGCAATATGCACCGTCTGGTCAAGCCGCGTGACATAGACGTAATTTGCGCGTCCGGGCACGGTGATAAGCACATCGGTCTCGCTCCTGCGCCAGCCCAGGATGCCGCTTTCCTGCGCCTGGTACTGTGCTTTGGCGACGGCGCGCTGAAACGCGGCCCGCGCTCGCTCGGTTGGATTGGATTTCATGCCGTTGGCCCTCCCGCAATCGCCAAAACATTGCCTTCATGGGTAAGCGATTCGAGCGCGTGTAGGTTGCCCATCTTGTCCTGCACCGACGCGCCAAAGTTGCTCGTGTATGCAATGTACAGCTTATGCCCCCAGATAAAGATTACATTGGGGTCGGTGGTTGAAAATGCAACGCACTTGGCAAATGGGGCCGTTGGCCCCACAGGTGTCGTAATGCGTGTCCATGTATCACCATAATCGTCGGACACAAAGACGGCAAACAAATCATCGGCATGGCTGCTGGTGGTGTCGTTGCCCATGCCCGCCATCACCACATATTTGCGGTCGCCAGCAAACGTATCAATCGCCTGATTGTCCCCGCCAAACTGCACCGCGCTAGAAACACCCTCCCAGTTGTCTGCGTTGTACTGCACAGCAACCCCGTATTTGATACCGTTGTCCACGGGGCTGATTTCCGTACTCACACCGTTGACCACGCGATGCAGGCGATATTGCAGCGTGCTGGTGCGGTCAACATAGCCGTGATACAGGATTAGGTCATCGGGATTGTCGTGGCGCGGCACATGCAGGCTGTGCCCAAGACTGTGGCCGGGATTGACACCTGATACCGTTGCCCAGGTTTCGCCCCAGTCCGTGCTTTTGTAAAGCGCCCCTGTGGGCGGGCTGCCTGTGGTCGGGTAGGCAAACACATAAGCCAAACCCGCCGTTTTATGCGAGAGGTATAAGCCAATCGGCGTGTAGGGGTAATCGCCGCTGTACGCCGTGTCATACCCTCCGGCCACGGGGATGCCTTTGAGATATGCGCCGCCATGCTCGTCATCCATGGGATCATACTCGGTGTCCTGCTCACCGTCCGACCCGAACCAGCTAGACCACCCGCCGTTTTTGGAGTAGTTGACGCTGACGCCCAACAGCGCGCCCTCCACACTGCTGTAACCGGCGTAGGAGGCGACCATCACCCACGGATTGTCCCCCTCATCCAAAAATTCGCCACTCGAAATCTGGACGCTGCGCCACAGGTCATTGCCATCCGGAAACGCGTCATCAAACCATCCGACGCCATAATAGCGCGCCTCGCTGTTGGTCTCGGCTGAAATATCCCGGTAGATGTCGATGCTTTGGTACGTAGCAACAAATGCGTTGATCTCGTTGCCCGCGCTCAAAAAATAAGGCGAGAAGGGGTCAATGCGCGCGCTGAACGACCAGTAGGCCAGATTGCCAAAATTATCCACATGCGCCGCCCAGGTCGGCGGCGACGTTTGAAAGTTTGCCGTCTTGAAGAAATTAAAGTTGTCGCTAACGGCGACGATGTTGTCAACGCCCGATGTCAGCCCATAGTCCGGCGCATCGACAACGACAGGCTCCACCACCGGCTGCTCTCCCACCGGCAACGCCTCTTCGTGCGTCTCGGTCAGCGCGGGCAGCCCTTCGGTCTCACGCTCCAAGACCACACGCCCCCGCCACGTGGTGCCTTCTTCGCTGTAGGTGTAGTCAATGCTCACCTCTTTGCACAGGCAGCGGAGGGAGGTGAAGTCCAGTGTACGCTGTGGCGCGCTCGCACTGGAGGTGATGAGCTGCACCCACGTGTGCGCTGCGGGGTCGAAATCCCAGGGGTCGGCATTGAGGTTCAGCGTCACTGTCATGTCACCATAGCGGGCATTGGCACGCGCATAGTGATGGCCGGTCACGCTGTTCAAATCCGTTTGTGACTTTGCCAGTCGCTCGCCGAGCGTCATCTCGCGGCCACCCTGCCCAGGCGCGGTGCCTGGCGCAATGGCAAAGACCGGCGTGAGCAACTGCTTCTCGTCGTCGTCGTCGATAATCCACGCGCTCTGCGTGAGCAAGGCAGAGCCGCGCAGCCAATGCACACGTGGCGGACGCAGATAGCCAAAAGAGATTTCGCTCCACGCCTGTTCGGTCAGGCTGTTCTGCACAGTCGCGGTGCGGTCGGCGGCATCCTGGTATTGCGGGTTGACCACCACGCGCATCGCGCCATAGCGGTCGCAGGTGAAATTGTGGTCGGGCACAATGCGGTTGGCTTGCCGCTGCAACTGCTCATAGAGCGTCGCGCCCGCGCTGTCAAAGAGAACAAACGGGTATTCGTCCCACGTGCCACTGGTGTAAAAGTCCGCGACCACGCCCGCGGTCGAGTGCCAGTGCAGCAGGTAACAGAGAAACTTGTCCATGTTGGCGGTGGGCATGTGGCCCCACGTCATCGTGTCGCCCTCCACCGGCACTTCCACCCGCTGCGGGAATCCGGGCAGACTATCCAAGCGTCCCAGCACATCCACGCACGTCAACTGCGTCTCGCGCTGCAAATGCGTCTCCAGCGCACGGCTGCTCGCCTCGTCGCTCTGGTGAAATCCCGTAAAGAGTATGTGGTCACGGCTCACGCCGTCCAGGTTGGGACGGTCTTGCCAAATCAGCACCTTTGCGCCGTCGGGATAGCTGGAGCGCGGCAACTCCTGCAAGACGCGCAGGCGCGCTGTGTTGCCGCGGGGTGTGCGCGTGATGTTCTGCACCTGCATCCCCGATACGCATACACTGTTTTCGGGGTCATCCGCCACCACCAAGCGGTAGCCGCTGTTGATTTTGTTGTTCGAGTCCATGACGGTGAGCTTGACCCAATGCACGCCCGCATCAAACTCAATGTAGACATCGGCGTCGGTCGCCACGGTGCCGTTGACGTAGTTGACGCCTGGCGGGGCTTCCCACGCGTAATCCGTGATACTTGCCCCATCCGCCACAGCATAGGACGCGCTGCCCGCAAAAAAGACAGTGAGCTTGCCCGTGGTCGGGTCGATACTGCCTGCAAAGTCGCCCCCCATGTTGCAGACCGGCGGCGGGTATTCGGTGTTATCCCCAACAGGGATGTCCGCATCCTTGTACTCGTTGTAGTCCGCACCGATGACGGGGATTTTGGCCCAGACGCGGTAATCCTCGTAGACCGTGATATAGGCGTTGTCCACGATGTTGACCTGCCCATCTTCGTAACCCTGCGAGCTGCGCCCGATTTTGAGCACGCCGCTGGTAGCCGCGGCCCGCGCGCGCGTGCGTCCGTAGTCATCCAAGCCCGCGGCACTGCCAAAGGTGACAAGCATATCGGCTGCGACGTCGGTATACGCGCCGGTGGTCACACCGTCAAACGGCACGTTCGCGATGGGGTAAGTGACCGCGCTGGGGTGGTTCACCCGCGCCGCAAAAATCGGCGCGGGGCTGTGCCAATACACCTTAATGTCGTGGGGATTGCTCAATATCGCCATGCGGCTACTCGCCCACCTGTACCAGCCGGTTCACCATAATGCGAATGTCGCGATAAAACGTCGCATAGGTGCTCACCTGTGGGCGGATGGCGTACCCATTCCAGCGATACCAGTTGCGCTGGAAATCCGGCGCATAGAGCGTAATGGCGGCGCGCTGAGCCGATGCTAACCCCAGTTGCGTGAGCAATGCCTGATACGCCGTCGCCGTGCTGATGCTTGACCAGAGCAGGGGGATAAACAATCCCTGCTCGTGTATCGTTCCGTCCGCGGCCACATCGCGCTGCGCGTACTGCACCCCTTCGGGCGAGCGCGGCTGTGGCGCGACCACCACCAAATCTTCCAGAGGGTTGCTGTGGCCCACTTTCACCAGATACTGTGGCATTGGCTAATCCCGTCAGTTAGAGTATTCGTCTAAAAATTCGGCCATTTTTTGCAGCACCACATCGCCCACCTGCTGCTCGTTGAGGCCGTCGCCATAGATGACAATCGCCCCTGGCGCAACGGAGAGCGTGCGGCTGCTCGTGCTATTGCTCACGCTGCTCGGCACCACGGGCGCGGCCCCGCCAAACACCGGCCCGTTCCAGGGGGAGGGACGATTGTATGGCCCCTGGTCAACGCCCGCAAACGCCTGGTTGACATGCTCCAGCCAGCGGTCAAACTGCGCAATCGCCTGGTTCGTGGCGCGTTCGCTCTCGGTGATGTACTTGTCCACATAAATCTTCAAATCTTCCAGGCTGCGCCCAAACTCTTCATCGAGCAAGTCGCGTTCTTCTCGCGCGTGGTCGCTGATTTGAATCAGGCGGTTTTCGTGCTGCGTTGCCATCTCGCCTAGCTGGTCTTGGTGGTCTTGCGCCAACCGTTCCAGGCGCAACGCTCTGTCTTCGTTCTCGCGCTCGATGCGCAAGGCATAGTCCGCGGCCTGGTCTTCGAGCCGCTGGCTGTCCGCGGCGCGGGCGTCCTCCAGTTGGCGTTGGTAGGCGGCGTTAGCCTGCTCAATGCGTTTTTGCAGCGCGGCGGCTTCGCTCGCTGTCTGTTTGTTGTAGGCTTTTTCGAGGTCTGCCAGACGTTTGGCTTCGTTTTTGCGCTCGCGCTCGATGCGCGTGTCGAAATCTTCCTGCGCGTCGCGCTGCGAGTTGCGGTATTCGCGTTGCAACTCGCGCACGCGCACCGCGTCTAGGTTAGCCGCCGCGTCGCGCAATCGTTCGGCAAAGTTGCGCTGTGCCCGCTCGCGGCTGCGGGCAAAGTCCGCCTCCATTTCGAGGATGCGCTCGTTGGCCGCGGCGCGGGTTTCTGCCACGTTCTCTTCATAGGCGGCCTGGCGTTCGCTAGCGCGCTCGGCGGCATCCAGACGCGCCTCTGAAATGGTGCGCTCTAAATCCTCGAGTTGCCGCGCCTCGCGCTGCGCAATGTCGCGATGCGTGCGCTGGAGGCTAATGGCATAGTCTTCTTCGGCGCGCGCGCGCTGCAAGGCGAAATCCTGTGCTTCGCGGGCAATCGTGCGCTCATACTGGCGAATGGCGTCGGTGCGCTGTTGCTCGTACTGGCGTGTGGCTTCCAGCCGGTCGCGCGCTGCCTGGCGTTCGATGTCCTGCACACCGCGCCACCAGTCGGTGATGGCCGCGGTCTGGGCTTCGTCAAAGCGGGGGGCGGCCTCACCTGTGCCAAACGCCTCTGGTGTGACACGCCCGATGCTGGTGCGGCTTGGGCTGCCAAATAAATCGGGCCGCATGTTGTTGCGGAAGCCCATCTTGTAGCGCAGACGGTCAAAGGCGTCTTCGAGCTGCTGCACCGCGTCCTTGACGGTATCCACGTCGCTTTTGGCTTGCTTGAGCCATTCGGCCATTGCCTGCGCCACAAAGTCAACCGGCCCGCCGCCCAGGGAGAGCATTAGGTTGTCCCACTCTTTGCGCAAATTCTCCATGCCGGTCGCACCCGCCTCGGCACTGTCGGCCAGCGCGCCAAACTTCTCGCCCGCGATGTCGAGGATGGCCGTCTGGTAGGCCATGCCATCCGACATGCCTTTGTTGGCGGCTTTCAACTCGTCGATGCGCTGTTTGACTTCGCTCGCTTCCAGCCCCAACTGGTCGAGGCGCGCGGTAGATTGGTTAGCAATTGCCAGCGTCAACTGGCTGATCACATAATCCTGGCTTGCACCCGTTGCCACCGAGATGCCGCGCGCCGCCCGCGTAAACCTTTCGAGTTCGTCGGTGCTGTCGGCAAAGCCCACAGCCATCAGGCGCGTCACATCGGCCAACGCCGTGGCGCGGCTAATCGCACCCCCCGTTGTCTCGTCGTAAGTTTCGAGCAACTGGTTTAGTCGCGCTTGCCCACCGGCCAAACTTTCCGCGGCAACCAGTTGGCGACGGTACGCTGTGGCAATCTGGTCGGAGGCGACGGCGTATTGCACCAGTTCGCGCGCACCCAAGCCGATTCCCAACGCGTTGAGTGCTTGCGACATGCCGCGGCTGGCGGCTTGCACCTCATTTTGGGCGCGGCGCAAATCCGACGTATCAATGACAATTTTTCCGCGAGCGACGCCTAAGTCAGACACATTACACCTCGTCAGTCATTTGATGGGTTTGCCTTGCGCGCCAACGTTGTAGAATTAACAAGCAAACGCTCTGTTCTTTTCACAAAGGAAAACTCATGAAGCCCTGGATCATTTTCGCCCTGCTCTTTGTTGCCTACGCCGCGTTTCGCTTTGCCGCGGGGGACACGTTCACCGGCCCCGCTGCCGCTCGCACCGTGGATAGCTACGACGCCTGCCACATGGCGCAAAAGTTCGTGGTTGATGCGCTCAAAGCCCCCACAACCGCTGAGTTCCCACCGGCGCGCGAGCCGGACTGCCAAACCAGCCAACGCGAGCGCATTTGGGTGGTGACTTCCTACGTCGATTCGCAAAACTCGTTTGGGGCCATGATTCGCTCCCACTACACGGTCGAGATGATTTATTACCCCGCGACAGACACATGGACGCGCGTAGACCTGCAAATCGCCAGTCGCTAGCGCGCAGCCAAACCCAAATTGACGATGCGCTGAATGTCCTGCATCAGCTTTGGCCCCCAGTAGTCGATGGCAGGGGCGATGATCGCATATCTGCCCGCGTTGGCGATTTCGAGCCACACCCCATACGGCACATCATCGCCGTGGGAAAAGACAAGCTCGGTGAGGACGCCTGGGGATTCCTGGGGCGTGACATGCAAGCCCGCGCGCGCATCGCCGGTTCTGTCCGTCCACGGCGCATTGCTTTTCATCCATTGCTCGGCTTCCTCGCCGCGCTGCGCGGCCACGCGCCGCCCTGTCAGCATGATGGTGTTGGTGTACCGCTCTACAAGTTCAGGAAAAGCCAACTCAGGCGACACTTCCCACTGAAAAGCCATCTATTTCACCTCCGTGTAGCCCTCCATGCCGCGAAAGACATTCAGGCCGTTGTCCTGGTGGAACTGGAACCGTTCATCCAGTAGTTCGCCGAGCGTGTATTTCGCACGCGTGCGCTTGCTTGCGCCGCTGCCGGTCTCTACCGTCTCCTGTAGAGCATTCTCTATCAACGTGCCAAAACAGGTCACCGCGGCATCAAACTGATAGGCAACATAGGCATCATCCAGACACATGATCTGGCTGGGTCGGCTGTGCGTCTGCTTGCTGGTCAGATACAGCTTCCACATCTCGTTGCGGTTCGTGACGAAAGGTGGACAACACCTCAGCACGCAACAGTGCCATCTTAAAAACCCATAGCCGGTCAACTATGTCCAGGTAAGGCAACACCGACGCATCCACCAATGCCGCCTCGCACACTACATCCACCGATTGCATAAACGCAACGGCGTCGGCGGCTTCGGCGCGCTGCCTGGTGACGTAGTGTGTCACTGGATCGCTAATTTCGTCGGGAAACTCAACATCATCCGGCTTTTTGCCGAACATCATACGCATGACGAGTGGCGTGAGAATGTCCGGCACTTTGCCTTCCATGAGTAGCCGGTCAATCCGCACAGGCCGCACCTGGATCACCAGGCCGCTCAAGCTCCGAATGGGAATCCCCTCGTCATAGATGCGGCGCAACTCATCCACAGTGAATACAGTTGCCGCGTCCTGGGGCGCGGGCCGAGATTTGAGACTTCGGCCCCCACCCTTTCGTTCCGCCTTCGTTCCCGCCATTAGAAGCCCCCGGTCGTGGTGCGCAGCGGAATTTCCAACGCGGTCGCCGCGCTGAAGTTGCGCAGCTCGTGCATGGAACCGTCATCATCCACGCCGCGGAAGGTGGCACTGGGCAGCATATAGGTGTCCACCTGCGCGGCCAACGCCAGGTTCGAGGACAGCCGCGCCTTCTTGATGAAGATGTGCAGGTCGCCTTCCCCGCCGCTGCCTACCACGCGGCCCGCAATGCCCACATACGCGGGGTCATCGTTGCCGCCAAAGTCCCACGAATAGTAGTCGCCGGTCTTGATGAGCGTGCCCCCCATGATGGTGTCGAAGAGTTCGAGGTCAATGGTGGCAATCTCCAGATTGACTTCCACGGCGATGATTTTAGAGTAAACATCCAATTCAACGTCATCGCCACGAAGCTGGTCGGTCTCTACGACCAAAGACAAGCTCATGTTGCGCGCGCCGCGAATGGTGTGCGCTGTGCCATACGAGTCTGTGGCTAACCACGGCGCGATGCGCATCAAGCGAATACCTCTGTGCACAGTTTGTTCCATCTTTACCACCTTCTTTCACGAATAGTTGCAATCACGTCTGCTGAGATAGTTCCGCTATACTCCTGTTTGTGGTATACTTACAGGAGTAGGACCCAATACAAAACACCAGGCGGCACCTCGCGAGTGCCCCTGGCTTTGAGCAACAGCCGATAGGAGACTGTTACTGTGAACGATCATACCACGCACGATTCCACCCAAGAAATTCCGTACGGTTATTGCCACTGTGGTTGTGGACAGAAGACCAAGATAGCCAAGATTAACAGTGTTGCAAGGGGATGGGTCAAGGGTGAACCCTTGCGCTACCTGAATCGTCATTATGGGCGCCTGCCCGAACCGTCGCGGCCATTGAATCCCACCGGCCTTTGCATGTGCGGCTGTGGACAACCAGCCCCAATCGCCCTCCGTAGCAATGCGCGGCTTGGTCACATCAAGGGTCAGCCTGTTCGCTACAGGGTGGGTCACTCCCACAAAGGGAAAGAGCGAGGAGCAACGACGGCGCGCTTTTGGGCAAAAGTGGACAAGCGCGGGGCGAATGATTGTTGGCCGTGGCTTGCCGGAACCGACAATCATGGCTACGGCAAGTTTTGGGACGGGGAGCACATGGGCAGGGCGCATCGCTTCTCTTATCGATTGGCCAACGGCCCGTTTCCCAACGACCTTGATTGCCTGCACAAATGCGACAATCCACGCTGTGTGAATCCCGCTCATTTGTTTCTTGGCACAGCCAAAGACAATCATGATGATATGGTCGCGAAAGGCCGCAATAGCCCGCCCCCGCCCAATCAGGTGGAGGGCGAAGCGAATGGTCTGGCGCGCTACACCAATGCCCAGGTGCGCGAGTTTCGCCGCTTGTTTGCAGAGTCCGATATAAGCATCACTGCTTTTGCCAAACTTCATGGCGTTTCCTTCCCTACCATGTGGCGCATCCTGAATCGCACCACCTACCGCAACGCATAACTACTCAAGAATAAAATCGACTTGCCACTCCTGGCGTGCCATGCTTGCGCCTGCCAGCGCGCCAGGGTCGCGCTGCCGGTCGAGAACGTTGGCTAACCGAGTCTCAAAGCTGTTCGACCATTGATGGCCCTGAAACAGCACGTACAGCCGCGCCAGCGCCGTATCAATCGCCGAATACCCGCGGTCTTGATAAAGCCAAATCTCCACAATCTGCCGTGCGCTGGTTGTGCGGTCGTTGTAGTCCACCACCTCGCCCGTGGGCACGCTGCCACGCTGCCGCACCAGCGCGCACGGTTTGAGATAGCCGCTGGCGTCAAACGCGGTCGGCGTGGTGTCGCGCGTGATGCCCTCCGGCCCCACCGCGCTGCTCGTATACACGCCGCCGGTCAACGTCGCCATGAGCGTGGTATCGCCTGTCATACGCGTGCGAAAGTCATCTTCGCGTGCCACTTACCCGCCCTCTTTCACGCCACTTGGTGAGCGAGTGGCATTTGATTGCGCAAAGGCAATCAGGTCATTTGCATACTCCCGCGTCACCCAGAATCCGTATACATCCTGGAGGTTTTTGCGCACCTGTTCCGCGTCCCCCACAAGCATCTCAGGGCGTCGGGTGGGGTTGCGCACGTACGCGGCCAAGTCCGTGACAAACTTTTCTGTTGCCTCGAAGCCGTACGCGTCCTGGTGCGCCCGCCGCATAAGTTGGGCATTGCCGCGACTGCTACCCACCAGGCGCACAATTTTGTAACCCTGTCGCAACAACTCTGCTTCTTGTTCCGAATGGTCAGCCATGAATTTTCTCTCCCTTCGCGTAAGCGCGTCCCGCCCACTCGCGCATCCGTTCCAGGCGTTCCGCGTGCGCCAGCCCTGCCATGTGCATCAGACAGGCGTCGGCGTGCGGGTTCCGCATCTCGACACTGTTCCAGCGTTCGTCCAAAAAGTGCGTGCGCTGGTAGAGTGCCGTGGCGTGTTCGTGGCGAACAGGGAAGATGTCGCTGCCGTTGTGCGTGTACCCCAACAATTCGTGCAGCGCGGCTTGCTCCCACCACGGATGCGCCAGATACCCGGTCATCTCCCAGACTTGCCGCAACAGGGGCAGCATGGGCCGCCGTACCAGCCAGACGCCACAACTCGGTACCTCGCCCATGTCAAAGCCCAAGTGCGTGCGGTGGATGACCATTGCCTGCCAGGCGTCGGGTGGCACCGTCGCGGCCAAACACTCACGTCCCTCGACAATCACGACATCGGCATCCAGCCACAACACCTGTTCGTGCGTTTGCAGCAAGTGGGCTAGATAATGCACCTTCCACCAGCTTGGCGGGCGCGACGCGGGCACGAGCTGCGGCTCCACATACGCATACCCATGCCGCGCGGCGTAGGCTTGAAAGAGTGGGCGCGACAACGCCAATACGCTGGCATGTGGCCCCACGCCAAAGGTCACGAGCGCTTTGGACATTAGCCGACGGCCTCCGCCACGCCTTGCCGCTCACCGATGGTGTCAATCACATCGACAATGCGGTATTCATCCCCATTTAGCACAAACCTATCGCCCTCGGCCATCGCGGTGTTCGTCACTGTCGCGTGGTTGCGCACGCCGTACACAATGGCATTCATGCGCGGGGTGATGCCTGCCGCGCTTTCCCCGACACTGGCGCGATTATCCAACTCGACGCGCACCGTTTGCGCCGCGCGATTCACGCCCGCCGCGGTCTTGAGCGTGATGCTGACAGGCTTTTCCTGGATGCGACGCCAGGCGTCCGCGGCGCGTTCTTGTTCGCGCAAGGTGCGCTCTTGCGTGGTGGGTGCGCTGCCCGAAAGCCAGCTAGAGTAACTCAACATGGCTAGTACCCTGGATACTCATAGATGCGGGCGGGTTTGCGCTTGGTGCGCCCCGTTCGCACGCTGCTGCCGCTGTTGGCAAGCACCGCGCTGTCGAGTGCGGCTTGCCACTCGCTGAGCAATGCGCCCAGATGCGCGAACCGCTGCGACGCCTTCTCGCTGCTGTTGTTCTGCTGGTAGTCCACCGCACTTGCCGCCTGCGCCCTCAGTCTGCGAATGGCAATCACACGCGTGGCGGCCAGCAACGACGCCGCGTCCGTGTAGCTCTCTGCGACTTCGCTAAAAATGGCGTCAATCGTGGCATCGGCTAGACTTGTGGTGTCCGTCGCCGCGAGTCCCAAATCCATGCGTAGGCGTTGCTGTTCTGTCGCACTCGCCACTATCGCTCCCCTTTCTGGATGGCCAGCCCCACCGAGATGGTGACAAAGCCGCCAATCTCCATGCACAGATGCACCGGCGCGCGGTAGGGCGGTTTGTCTACATAGCGGTCGTTGGCCGTGTCGCCGCGCGTGAGGTCGAGCGTGATGCGGTGGCCCGCGGCCTGCATCTCGTGAGCAAATGCCTCTAAATCGCGCCGCCGGTACAGCACCACCCACCCCTTGTCGAGCGTGCGCTCGTTGCTGCTCACGTTGTACTCGGTCGTATGCACCACCACGCCCCCAGGGCGCACACACTCCAAACTGGCGCGGATAAAATCGAGACCCGCCTCCAGGCTGCCCAGATGGTCGAGGCTGCACGCGCTCCACGCGAAATCAAACGCGCCGCGCAAGTGGGGAGGCAAGGCGCGCATGTCTACCGCCTCAAACGCCACGCGGTCGGCAAACACATCGCGCTCGCAAATGCCCTGCCACGGCAGCGCGTCGAGCGCGTCCGCGTACTGCTGTGTGCGGCTCCACGCGCCCTCGCTGTCCTGCGGCGCGTCCGTGGCCAGCACGCGTGCGCCCAGTGAGGCAAAGAGCGCGGGCAGCGGTTCGCGGCCCACGCCAAAGCCCACGCCGAGCTTGCCCGCTTGCAGCATCCCGCACGCGTGCAGCGTCTGCGCGATGTAGACAAACTCCCACTGTTTGCGATGCGGTCGCGGCGTGTCGGCCAAACGTTCGCACCACACCGCATAATCGGGCGCGTCAAACTGCTGTTGCGCGCACAGCCTGCTCACGGGGTGCGTGGCGAGCATGGGCGATTCCCTCCCAGATGTGTAGCACGCGCTGGGCAAACGTTTCCCAACGGTACAGGTCGCGCGCCGCCTGCGCTTTGGCGGGCAGTAAGATCCGCGTCCATTCCCACGTGGCCGCCACCATTTTGAGATGGTGCGCCACGAGCTGCGCGTCGAGTTTGGCCCACACGCCTAAATCCTGCCCCTCCAAAATGCGGTTGCCGCGCCAGTGGGCCGTTTCCAGCGTGTAAGGCAAGGCATAGCCCCACTCGCGCAAATGGTCTGCCGTTCCGCTCCACCCCGTTGTCAACGCCAGCCCGCCGGTCGCTGAAAATTCTCTGGGAATTAACCCAAAGCCCTCGCCTTTGTGCGGGGCAATCAACACGTCGCAGCGATGGTAGAGCGCGGCGAGTTCCGCCTCGGTGTAGTCCTCTAAAATCACTTCGATGTTGGGGTTGGTGAAGGTAAAGGGCCGGTGATTGCCGCGCGCCTTGATGACGAGCTTGTAGCGCATATCCTCGCCAAAGGCACGCAGAAACGCCTGCAACGCCACCGAACCGCCCTTGCGCTCGCCCCTGTCGAGAAAGGCCAGGAAAGTCAGCGGCCCCTTGCCACTACGTTTTTGGTACTGGTACGCCTCGCCCACGCCCAACGGCACGACATGCACCGGCGCGCTCACGCCACTGTCACGAAAGACACCCGCGCAAAAAGTGGAGGGCACAATCACCGCATCCATCGCGTTCAGCGGGGCTATCCAATCCGCGGGCAGCATGGTGGACTCAAACATGGTGAGCGCAACGCGCGGGCCATGATGCACGAGAGGGTTGGCGTGCGCGTGGTAGTTCGTGGGGTAGCCCAGGAAAATGCCGCCCAGCGCGGGACGCACCGGCTGCGCGACAATCTGGCGCATCTCCGCGTCCTGGCTCTCCGTCTCGCGTGCGCCCATTGCAAAGAGGTTGACGCGCGCGCCCAGACGCGCCAGATGGCGGCCCAGTTCGAGGGCCACATGGCCGTAGGAATCATAGGCATCGAGAGAACCTGGCGCGCAGATGTTAATAATGTCAGGCATAGATACCCCGCGCTCGTGATATAATGGGCAAGTGGGATAGGACGGCCTCATGAACCGTCCGAAAAGCCAGCCTTACGGCCTTCCCACACCTCGACACGTAAGGCCAGTAAGGAGACAACACCCCATGAATACCCCGCTGAAACACTGCTGTCGCTGCGGTCGGGAATTGCCTGGCACTCGCGAATACTTTTACGCTGACAAACGCTCCTCCGATGGACTTTATGGGCATTGCAAAGCCTGCCACAATGCCGCTGTCCGCAAACGCTACGAAGGCGACCGGCGAGAGAAGACCCTTAAGGCTCAACGCCAATACCGGGAAGCCTTTCCGGAGCGCCGCAAAGCAGTAGTCAAGCGTTACTACCTTCGCCACAAAGACGAGCACCGCGAACGTACGCGCAAGCAAGAACAGAAGTCCACAACGAAAATCAGGAGGCGAGTCTATCGCCTGAACAATCTTGCTCGGTATCGAACTCTCGCCAAGAATCGCTATGCGCTTGAAGGGAATCTGCCGAACGACTTTACGGAATCCGATTGGCAATTTGCGCTTAACTACTTCGGCCATTGCTGCGCCGTGTGCGAACGCCCTCTCAATGGCCTCTTTCATAAGCCCCACGCCGATCACTGGATACCTGTTTCTAGCCAAGATTGCCCTGGAAGTGTCCCAACCAATATCGTGCCCCTCTGCGGCGGGGTAGGTGGCTGCAATCAGAGCAAGCACGCGCGCGATCCGCAAACATGGTTGCTCCAAAAGCTTGGTGATAAACAAGGCCGGGCAATCTTGGCTAAAGTTCAAGAGTTCTTCTCCCAAGTCCGTCAGGTTTAACCTACGAGGGCCATGAGATTTCTTCTACGCTGCGTAGAGGATTGGCATACACCCCGTAGTAAGAATCCCAAATACTTTGAGTCAGGAACCGGCTGACGTCCTGCTGCATCCCGTCGTTCTGCAACGCCTGCTTCTCGAAGCTGCGGAAATCCATGCCTCGATACTGCTGCGAGATGAGATACGCCTTGCCGCTGGTCACACCTGGATAGGTGACGGTCTTGTTGCCACGCGTGCCTGTCCACCCATCGTAGGCGATGATGCCGCGCACCATGTCGAGCGCGCTCGACTGGACGGTGACGCCCTGCTGCGGCACGCGCGTGAGGGCCATTTCCACCGTGAACAAGTCCGCGCTGCTCACCAACAGGTAGTACGGCCCGCGCCGCGGGTTGGTGGCATCCAGCTTGCTGTTGCTGATGGCATCCTGGATGGTAAGGAAATAATCCTCGGTCGTGTTGCCGCCGTCGGTGTTGGCCGCGGTCTGGTTGGAGGCCGCATAGCTGTAGCTGATGATGGGATAGAGATGCAGATGGTTGAGCAGCGCGTTGTGCGCTACGCCCATTTGCCGCTCAATCAGGGGCACGTTCCAAAGCTCGTTGAAAATTACGAGGTCTTTGCTGTACTCCAAGCCGGTCGCCCAATGGCGAATGGGCGTGCTTTGTTCGCTCGAAGAGATAGAGCTAAACTTCACCTCTCCCCCCTCGAACACTTCCTCAAAGACGACACCGCCTGGCCCGATCTTGTTGATACTGACATTTTTGGGCAGGCTCGCATCGCTCACGATGTCATAGAGCGGGGTGTAGAGAATGGGTTCCTCATCGCGTCCCGCATCCACCTCGAAGCGTTGGCGCGTCTGCCACTCGCTGCCAAAGGTGTCCGTACCCACGAACTCATAGATGCGGTGCCCGTTGCCCATTTCCTGCACAGGCCGCACATGGTCGGCAAGGCGCAGATGGGCCGGAAACGGGATGGTCGGCTTGCTCTTGGCGAGCAAATCGCGGCTCAATACTTTGATGCTCATAATGGTCTCGCCTCCCTTAGCTCAACAGCGCATTGTGCGCCAGCATGATGCCGGTCACGATGTTGTTGGCGTCTTTGTCCGCGGTGGCCTTGAAGAAGGCAATCTTGCCCGCGCCCGCGCTCGTGGTGTACGCCTCGTCATCGGGGTAGTGGCCGGTCACGTCCGCTACCTCCAAATAGACAATATCGCCTTTACTCACGCTGAGTCCCGCGGGCACCTTGAACTGATACTCGCGGTTGTCGGCAACGAGGGCGATGGTATCGCCGCTGTCGCCCGCGGCACCGGCCAGGCCAAGCCAGCCGTCTGCCACAATCACCGCGCCCTTGTCCACTTCGTAGAGCAAATCCACATTGACGGCCTTGCCGTCACTTTCAAACACCGCGGCTTCGCCTGAAACGGTTGTAGCCATTTAGTTACCTCCCTCTTGGGGAATCTGGAAATACTTGTGCTGTCCGTTGCGCGGGGCAACGGGGGTGCGCTGCGGCGGCCCCATCACGGTCGCCACGGTCGCCTTGAGCAACTCGCTCACATGCGCGCTAGTGGCAACCGCCTGGTACGCGGCCTCGGCCTCTTCCACGCTCTGCGGGTTGCGCGCGTTCACCAGTTCCGTGACGATGCCGCGCACGCTCTCGACCGCAATGCCCTTGTCCTTGTCTTCGACGAGTTCGCGGATGCGCGTCTGCACCGCGGCTTTGGCCTGTTCCTCGCGCGCCTGGCGCAACTCGGTCACCAGCTGCGTGAGGTTGGCCTTCTCATCCACGCCTAGCACTTGGCGCAATTCCTGCACCTGGGCCACTTCGGGCGCGGGTTGCGCGCTTTGCAGCACGGCAGCGCGCACCGGCTCCGGCAAAATCCTGGCATCGTCCGCGGTCAGTTCGCGGATTACCTGTGCTTTGTCCATTGTGTCATTCTCCTGGTATTCATCGCCTGTGCCACCGTCGCTCGTGTCATGCGCCAGCATTTCGGTTGTGAGGTGGGGCACCGCGGCCAAATCAGCAATTCCGGCTCTATCAGCCGGTGCAATGTCGATTTGTCCTAAGCGCAACGTATCCGCCTTCATGCGGTACGCCTGCTCCTTTTCGTCCCACACCCCCTCGGCAATGCAGTCAATCGAGGTGGCAATCTTCGTCTTGGTGGCCTTGTACCGCTTCAGCCGCTCTCTCGGCTCTCCCGCGGGCACATAGCCCTTGCCCCACAGCAGTTCCCCGACGCGCATCGCGCCCACCCAGTGAACTGCTTCGCTTGGGAACTCGGTTGCCCGCTGTTGGGGTGACAGATGACCAAACAAACCAACCGGCTTGTTGGCAAGCACCTGCTTTTCGAGTTCCTTGACAAATTTATCGTCATACAGCCGCTTATTGCCCGATTTCGCGTTCACCAGGCCAATCGGCAGCGTAACGAACACGGGTGCTTCATCTCCCTCGGTCAACGCCTGCACATCCACGCCCTTCGCAAAGGGCACGTCGGGCGGGCGGCCCTTGAACTCGGAGATAATCATCACGTCACGCACCGCGCCCAACTGGAGTAGTTCCTCCACGTACGAGAGCTTCACCGCCTCCCAATCCAGCCGCGACGCAAAGGTGATGGCGTCATCCTTCACTTCCATGCCCACGCGGTAATACTTCTCGCCAATGCGCGCAACCACGTGGTCGGGAAAGACATCCATTGCCCAGGCGTATTCCTCGCCCAGTGTGTTGCGAAACTGCTTTTGAAACGCACTGCGCACACGGTCAATGAAGTCGTTGAGCGAGTTGTCGTACTCTGTGTTCACGCCACTTGTCTGGCGAGTGGCATTGGGGTGCGGCATGGTGCCCTCCGTTATTTCTTGCCCTTGCTTTTGGCCTCTTTAGGCACGCTTGCGCTCGTGTCCGGCGCGCCCTGCGCTGTCACCCGCGGCGCATCGTCCGTGTCGGGTGCGCTCGCTTCTGCCTTCGGCGCGTTGTCGATGGCCTCCTGCTCTTGTGGCGTGAGTTCACGCGGGGCACGCGGCGTCCGCGGTACGTCCGCGAAATCCTCTGGCTTGAGTCCCGCTTTTTCGAGCAAAGCATCCAGTTTGGCTTCGATACGGCGAAATTGTTTGTCCATTGCCATTGTTTCCTCCCCTAAAAAAAACGAAATGCGGTGATTGGCCCGATCATCGTTGCCTCCAAATTGTCCGTTCTGCGGTTTCAGTCCACACCCCTCCCCTGCGCACGCAGCGCGCTAGGGCACGATTGCCGCCGTGACGTGACGCAAGCCCCCTCACGCGAGGGGGTTTTGCTTTGCCGCTAGGGGAGGGCTAGATCGCCCAAAACTTGCTTATGGTCACTGTGCCGCTCATCACCTTGAGCGTGATCGTGCGCGATGCTCTAGTCGTCATTGCTCCGTTGGTCGCCCCATTCGGGCCAAAGGTGATGGCGTTGTACGCGCCACCATCCACACTGACCTGCACAACACCATCTTCTTCGGGCCGCCCGATACTCTGAAATGTACCGCTGTAGGTCACGGTTGCGCCAGCCTCACTACTGCTGATACTTGTGCCATTTATTGACCATGTGCCTGTCGTGCCGTCGTTATCTGTGCCGTTCAGGACAACCGCCACATTTTCGTAGTCGCCGTTGTCGTAAAGGCGCGCAGGCAATGAGCCGGGCGATTGGCGCGTGGTCAAAAAATTGTTTGTCAAATACGTTTCTAGCAAACTGCTCATCAGGCAACGGCCGATTGATGATGGGTGTACGGTGTCTAGCAGATAGCGAAACAAACGTTCGCCAGCAATCACTTTCGCCTCCACCCAATCCCAATACGGCACAATTGGGATGCCATAGTGGTCAGCAATGGCCTCAAACTCTGCTTGTTGGATACTATTCGTTGGCGTTTCAATGCCGCTGTCATCAAATCTGTCGGCAACATTAAAAACCTTCACGAAGGCGATTTTGCAGCTTGGGTAACTGCCCCATATGCGCCGCACCAATGCCTCAACCGCCCGACGCCCGATGCCCGCCACGTCATCATTGGCGTTGTCGAAGACTAAGAGGTCAGGCGCATGGTCTAGGTAGTCAGCCTGGATTCGCAGCAGATTGTTCCAACTCGTACGACCTGACTGTGACGCGTTGTAGGCTGTAAAACTCAAATCCCGATGCGTCCACTGCAACCAGTTCGTTGACATTTCCCGATAGCCGCTAGTGGCATTGGTGATGGAGGAACCACCGTAAACGACATTCATTAGCCGTAATTCCAAACCATAAAATCGCCAAGAAATTCGTTTCCTTCCCCAGTGCTAAATAGGCCGTGTTTGGTATTGCCCACCAATGCGGAATCAAGCGTCACAGGTGCACCACCGACCAGTGTGCCAAAGTCATCTGTGCCATAGAAAACGGAGAGCTGGTTGCCTGTCTTTTTGGCACTGAAATGCTTAGTCGCATCCAGGCTCACCAGATGTGTGCCAAGTACGTTGTAGACACCTGCGACACACTCCGCGATAACAATCGTCGGATTTGCATACTCCATTTTGTAAGCCATAACGAAATTTGCGGGATCAGCTGCATCGTCCATTGCCAGCACAATGCCAGCTTGGGTAGCATAGCGGGATGCAGCCAAGCGCGGGGCCGAGAGATTGACATTGGCAATGCCCACATCCACAGTAGCAAACAATGATGAACGCGTAAGCTTCTTGATACTTGCATCGTCAAACTTGCCTTGCACGCCCCCTGCGCCAGTTAATTGTAGGCGCAACACGAAGGCCGCTGCCGACGTAAGACGTGTCGTCATATAGGCTTTTATCCAACTCGTACTAGTCTCGCGCTGCGATGCTACCGTGCCAGAGCCAGCACTTGGGATAGCTGTCATGTAAACTTCGGTGGCATCGACATTCTTCATCCATGCCTCAATACGATGCCATTCGGTTTGTCCGCTGCCTGTTACCCGATAGCAGGAGGTCGGGTCAGAGCCGCGTGTAACGAGTAGACTCTGTGACCCTGCGCCACCAGTGCGCTCGTCAGCTGCACCCGCGAGTGTCGAGCCACTGTCTGTATTCCATCCCGTAGGCGGATTACCTGTCTCCATGTTGCCATTGGTAAGCAATTCGCTGCCGAGCGCGGGCGTATTGGTCAGCGCGCCACCACTTATCGCCCATGTTGCACCCGTCCAACTCGCACCAAGCGCGCCATCGACAGAAAAGTTGTCGTGAAACAGCACGCCCCCACCCCCCGCCAGGCGCACGCTGGAGATGCCGATGCCAATACCAATCCCCATTACCACATCCCCACAAGGTCAGTCGCCGTGGTGCTTTCCAGCACGCGCACAACGCGAATGGGCAGCAAGGTGCCCGCTGCCACGCTGGTATAGGTCACCGTTGCGCCGCCGTGCATGATGACCGTGAGGTCGCCCTCGCCGCCCACCCAAATCGCGCGCGTGGTGTAGGCCAGATCGGTGTCATCGTCGGGTGTAATCGTTGCGGCATTGGCCGCCGGTGCTGTAATCATGCAAACCTCCTCGTTATCTAGGCAGCCTGTCGCTGCGCGCTGCGTTGGCCGGTTAACTGGGCATACACGTCGGGGTTGTATTGCGGCACGCGTTCGCACCGGCACGCGCCCAGACAATCCAGCCCGGGCATTGGCCCTTGCCCTGGCAAAAACCACTGCAAGTGGCGCGGGGCGCACACACGGCAGACCGCGCGGTCATCCCGCGAAATCCACTGCTCCACAATGCCCGCCTCCGCATCTTCGCCTTGCGCCTCGAAGTACGCTCCCCACCCCGTTGCGCCATAGGTGCGGCTGCGGCTGGCAATCTGTGCGGCAGTGAGGGGCCGTCCCGCCATTCCCCGCGCCATCTGTTCCAGCGCAAAGCGGTTCAGGTACGGCCATTGATCAGCAAGCCGCGCTTCGATGCGCGCCACCATCGCGGGAGAGGGCAGCCGCCCGCGACCGGCAACGGCCATCTGGCGCACGTAGCCCGACAATGCGTTCTGCATCTGCGCTTGCCAGGCAGGGACAGTGAGCGCGCCACCTGCAACCTGGTTAGCCAGTGAGCGCATGGCACTGTCAAAGTTGCCGCGTAGGAGTCGCCTTGCCCGTTGGCTCATCTGAGGCGTGAGACGGCGGCGCGGGTTGCCGCGCACCAAGAGCAAGAGCAAGGCAAAGGCCGCCAACCATTCGCCGTTGCTGCTTTCCGGCGCGGCGGGTAACTCGACAGGTTCGCCCGCGTCATAACGGGCAAGCAGCGCGTCCGCCTCGGCACGCGTAATGCGCTTGCGGCGTACAAGGTCGTTGAGTTGCCTTACGAGTTCAGCGCGGGTCATTGTGTCCCCCCGTTGCGGTTGCCGTTGGCCGTCGCGCCGTTGGCGTTGAGGGGCAATGCGCCGTTGCCGCGCATACGGTTAATGACATCCTGCACCACACTCGCGGCCTGCTCATCCGCGTCCATTTGTTCTGCCTCGCGTGTGGCGCGCTCCTCTTTGGCCTTTGCCAAGACAGCTTCCGCGTCCTCAATCTCGACAGGGACTAACTGGAGCGCGGTCAACTCGTCAATCAGGCCGTTGAGGTACAGCCATTCGATTGCGTCCAACGTGAGCGTGCCATCTTCCTGGTCGAGCAGTTCCCACTGCAACGTCGGGGTCTCCGCCGTTACCCCTGGCGTGGTGAGAGCCAGGTAAGCGAGCGCGATTTCGGCAAGCTCGGTGAGCCATTGCGCCATCTCCCCGCGCCGAGCGGCGATAAACTGCACGAAGATGGGCATTTGCACGTCGGCACTCGCCTTGCTGGAAGCAATGGCGTTACCCATCACAAATTCGGGTAGCTCGCTGTGTTCCAAGAGCAGGTAGAACATTAGCTCTAAGAGCTTGGCCGTATCGCCGGTGAAGTTGCCGGGTGCCTTGTACTCAAACGTTGCGCCGCTGGCGACAATCAGCTGCGACAAGTCCACGTCGTAGGTTTTCACCGTCTGCGTGCGCCCGTCGGGTAGGGTCTGCGTCTCAAAGCTGGCGTTCTCTTCGTCAAACTTTTTCATGTCCGCCACGGTCTCAAAGGTCAGCACCGGCGTGGGGCGTCCCTGCAAGACGTTGCCCTCTACCGCCGCCTCCAACACCTCGCCATATTTGTGCAGCAGTCCGAGCAAGGGTTCCGCCTCGGCGCGGCCAAAGACCTGTCCCGCGTCCGATTGGCTGGCGATGTGGACAAGGGGCACGCGGCCTAGCAGGTTGGGGTACACCGTCTCGCGTCGCGGGCGGCCTGCGCTTTCCACCCGCTGCACGCGGCGGTCTGCGGTATATTCATCCACCACGCTCATGCGCTCGGTACGTTCGGGATGCGCCAGCGTCTGCGTCACCCGCCAGCCGACAATACGCCCGTAGTCGTTGTCATCCACGATGGGGTCAACGCAGTCG